GATAACATACCTAAACTGTCAAGTACAAACATTAAAGGTTTTCTAGTCTTCTCTGTTTGTTCAATATATTTGTCTAATATTTTGATTGACTGGTTTCTAAATTCTTGTACTGTGGCAACTGGTACGATAACCATTCTTTTAGAATCAATACCTCTAGCCTCAATCATTTGTTTTGAGATAGCACTTTCTGATTCAAAGTAGATAATACCTGCATCAGGATCCTTATCTAAAAAAGCTTTACATATACCTAGTGCGAAAAATGTTTTACCTGTTGCTGCTTCACCAGCGATTGCTGTAATCTTATTACTTGGCATACCACCATAGATAGTACCAGACAATAATGCGTTAAATGAATAAGAGCCTGTGTCTATAAAACTTGTTACATCAGCACTATCAATTCCATCACTTACTAAACCAGCATATTCATTACCAGTTTCTTTAATTATATCTTTTAAAAAATCACTCATTCCATAACTCCTATAAATTTATGTTCTTATTATATATCATTCTACTTAAAATGTCAACCCTTAAAATGCTCATCATCTTTTGGTATCATAATCTCTGGTAGAAAAGCTTCACCTTCTCCTTCAATTCTTAAATTAGGGTCTTCTGGCACATAACCTTTTCTAGGCTCTTCATAGTCTCTAGGTTTTACTCTTGTCCATAATAGATTTTTTAATTCATCTATTGAAATATTACCAAAGTCATTATAAACTCTATTTTGAAACTTGTCAGCCATATGATAGATTACTTCTCTATTGTATTCTATTTTTCGCTGATAATCCCAATACTCTTTTAGTTCTTCATACTTCGCTTTAGGTATCGCCATAGAAATATTTATTATTTCTTTAAAGCAACAATACCAACGAAATTAAAGTTTTGCCAAAAAGTATGTATTTCAAAGCCAGCATCTTGTACCATTTTATACAATTCCGTTTTTGTATTTGGTTTCATCATATGTCTTAGCGTCACTTCTTTGTCAAGTATTTCTTTATCAGAAAAGTGTTGTCTTTTATAATCGTAAAACATAAAGGTCATCATATCTTGTACCCTTGGATTACAACTAAAAGTTTTTTCTGAAAAGATAAACGCACCACCAGTATTAAGACCTTTGTAAATTTTATTAATTACTTCTTGTCTATCTTTTGGTGACATAAATTGTAAAGTAAATATAGAAGTAACCAAAGAACAGTTTTGAAAATCAAACTCTCTTACATCACCTCTAAAGTAATTTAATTGATGATACTTTTCTTCGTCATGTGAATAGTCACCAAAAAAATCTTCTTCTATTTCTATACCTGTGTATTGTGCGTGAGGAATATTCTTATTGTTTTGTTCTATCATACCTTTTAAAAGTTTACCTGAAGAACAACCCATATCAACAACTTGCGTATAATCTTCTACGAAATATTTTGATAGGTTAAGTATATCACCCCATAAATGACTATAACCACGAACAGATTTGTCTATGTGATTATCAAAGCCTTCCTTACTTGTAGCAAAAGTAAATTTAGTCATTGTTTAACTCCTTATATGGTTTTAACACTTTGTTATAAACACTTTCAGCAAGTGCCTTCATCATCAACGGTGGAACCATACGACCTATCCGTTCTGATTGTTGTTTATGTTTACCTGTCAATTTAAAGTCTTCAGGTAACGACATAATTCTTTTTAATTCTTTTATAGTAAACTTTCTATCTTCTAGTGGGTGGCAAGTACCAGCAACACCAGCAAGATTACCCATCGCAGTAATTGTTGGACAAGGTTTTCTTAAACTTGATCTTTTTAAATTAAAGTGATGACCTTTGTCATGGTAATCCATACCAGTCAATACTTTGTCTGGATCCTTTGGCATTTTCATTAATGTTTTACCAACAGCCTTCTCTGGACTAATCTTATCAAACAAATAATCTAGTTCTTCTTTATCATCATTCACTACATCATTAATTGCTTCACCAAGTGTAGTTCTAAAATCATTCTTATCAGGATATAATTGATACATGGTCATAAAGTTTATACCAACTTTCTCAGCAACATCTTCTCTTACACCTATGAAGAAACATCTTTTACGAGATTGTGGTACACCAAAGTAACTTGAATCCAATACATTAGCAACTATAAGATAACCTATATCTTCAAATGTATTTTGTATCTTATGAAAATACTCTTTGGCTTCACCCATTGTTAGACCTTCAACATTCTCACCAATAATAACTTTTGGTTTTATATCTTTAGCCACTCTTAAAAATTCAAAGAATAAATCTTCTACATTCTCTACACCTTTTATATCTGAATATTGTTTAGTTTTATTAAACGCATCTGCGTGTGTGTTACCACCACCATGCGATATAGAACCAGCCATACTGAACGCTGAACAAGGAGGAGAGCCATCTAATATATCTAACTCACCTACTTTAACACCAGCTTGTTCCATAAGATATGTACCTGTTAATTTTTTTATATCACCTGGTACGATAACAGTATCAGGATAGTTTTCTCTATATGTGTTTTGTGCTTCTTCAACAAATTCATTAACGGCAAGTATCTTCGCACCAGCTAATCTATAACCAGTTGACGAACCACCACCACCAGCGAAAGTTGATAACACATTAAACAGTGCTCTTTTTTCACTATCTAAAGTATCTTGTAAAGTATATCTTTTATAATTGTTCATTGTCCCACATTTTAAATAATATTATGATAAAAACATATATGAGTATAACACACAATACTGATAAAGTCAAGTCTAAAATCAAACTTCATTACCCCAACTTGTCCAGCCTTCTCGTTTTCTACGAGCAAATAATTCAATATAAGGCCCTGGTAACATCTTCTCAATATGGTCATATACTATATCTGGTTTTCTACTATGTTCTCGTCTTTGGTCCACAACTAATTGTGGTATACTTTTATTTAGCCGTTTAGGTTTACCCCTTGTAGCCAATAAGCACATTTCTGGATTACCTCTAGTCCAGTAACCTAGACCTGTGAAGAAACCCATTTTAGTTCGATTCGTTTTCGCCCAAGTAAAACCTACTGTCTTATACTTGAAACCCCAGGCATCTATAACTTTAAATGCCTGGTCTAATAGTGGATCAACTACCCACATTAAAAGGACTGCATCGTCCTTAGCAAGATTACCAACAGGTAACCTAATAATGTCAGAGAGAGACATACAAGGATAGTGTCTTTCAGGACTTTTATCCTTTCCTTTGTTACTATACGTTTTAAAATACCACGGTGGGTCAGCATATATTACTCCATGTTTTTTGTTTGTATTAAATTCCATAAGTTAAAAAAAAATATCTTATTAGTATTACTATTAGTAAGAATCTAGGTATAGACCAATTTGTTTTAAACGCAAGTAGATTACCAGTGGCAAACCCCCAATGTGCACAGATCACTCCTATAAAAAAACTAGACAAAGAAATCCTCCAGACTAGCTGTCTTTTCATATGTCCAACCAATAGAGTTAAGTATAAAACTCATAGGGTCTAAAAATGTTTTTTGAAACATAATATCATAATCAATATATTCTTGTAATGTAAATTCACTAGGTAGTTTTGTTACATAACTTATTACATCAAACTTAAATGGATTAGCTTCTTTTAGTTTTAGAAACTTAATCTTATCACCTTCTTGTATTAATGGATACTTTCTATGTAACTTAAATCTTTTTAATTGTTCATTATATATTAAAGCACCTTTAACATGAATAGGTGTACCTTTAATGAATATATTACTACTATGTTTGTATTTTTTTAAATTATTACAAGACCTAGGAAAAGATATTTGTTCAGCTGTCATTTGATAAAACTCTTTTTTAAATTCGGCAACAAATGCTTGTAGTTCATCTTCACCTTTAGTCATTATAAGTTTGATAGCTTCTTTAATCTTTCCTCTACAAACTTCTGGTGTAGATGACTTCACAGCTTCAATACCCATAATCTTTAGTTTAGGTTCATCAAAAGTAATACCTTCTTCGTCTAATACATTTAACATATATCTTTTTTTCGCAGTCCATATACCTTTGTCAGCTATTACTTCTCTTTTCATAACCATTTTTTGTTTAATGGCATTTGTATATTCCGCAAGATCATTAAAACACTTATCTATAAAAGGTTCTATTCTACTATTAACAACTTTGTTTAAAAACTTTAATGTATCAGCTTTTGATTTATCTTTACACGTTGCTTGTACCAATTTGTCTAATGTAAGATAAATTGAATCTGTATCTGACGCAACGATATAATCAACCTTATCATGTGTCTTTAATATCTTATTCATATATTCATTTACATTCTTTTCAATAAATCTAATTACAAATTGACCAGATGATGTAATGGCAGTTGCTTGTCTTACATCATAGTATCTAAAGTATTGATTACCAATCGCACCATAAGCTGAGTTAAGAGCAATCTTCTTTGCCCATTGTATATTATGACAACGAGATATTTCTCTAGCAGTCGCAGGGTCTTTTGTCTTTTGATATTCTTTCTTTGCTTGAAAGGCTAGTGTTTTAAATTTAACCCGATCATTGTACATACTTTCCATAAGTCTAGGTAGAAACCCTGGACTATCTGTTTTAAACATAGCACCATTTGGTGTAATACAAGCACCTTCAGTTTTTAAATGTGTCAACGGTGTCGCATGATTTAACAATTTATCAACTGAAATGCCTGATGATTTTACACCAATGATTTTTTCTGGTGAGATATTATACTGCATAATTAGATGTGGATATAGTGAATTTATATCAAACGAAACAATCCAGTTATGCATACCTGTGATTGGGTCTTTTACATAAGCGCCATCATACTTGTCTTCCTTAATATTATCTTCTTTTGGTGGAATCATAACATTATCTTTTTTCAAGTAATTGTAAATTAACATATCCCACATTCTTACTTGTGAAAATACATCTGTATAATTTACTTTAGCTTCATACGCCATAGTTAAGACTAGTTCAATTAGTTTTAATTTGTCTTCTAGTTGGTCAACAATCTCAACATCTTTAATATTATAATCAATAAATGATTGATAATCTTTAGTATACCAATCTCTAAATGTATCGTAAGGGTTTTCATCTTTTTGTAAACCAAGTTCTACTTTACCAATGTAATCAAGTTTATAACTTTCTTGTTTTGTTGGTATAAATTTTTGATATAAATCCAAGTAATCTAACATAGAAATACCAAAGATATTATAATGAGTTTGTGGTCTACCTCTTACTACAATAGTTTCTCTTTCAACTAAATTCCAAGGCGAAAATCTTTTTAATACTTTTTCATCTACTAGGTTTCTAATACGATTGAATAGATAAGGTATATCAAAAAATTTTGTATTCCAACCTGTGATAACATCAGGATAGTTCTTAATCCAAAACTTCATAAACTCCATAATCAAAGACTTCTCATTCTTACATCTTATATAAGTTACATCTGATCTATTTGTTTTAAATTCACCTGTACCCCAAGTTATAATTTGTTTATTAGATTGATTTTTAACTGTGATTGCTAATAGTTCTTCTGTTGGATTTTCTATATCAGGAAAACCATTCTCGGCAGTACACTCTATGTCAAGTGTAAATATTTTTATTTGGTCTTTGTCAAATACCATATCGTCAGGATACTCGTTTGCGATGTATTGATATTGATACCGATCCATTCCATACAATGGTGAGTTACCCGTATTGTAACTTCTTTTAAATTCTCTTGCTTTTGATATACTAGGAAACTGTATTGGTTTTAGTGTTTGACCTTGTAACGTTTTAAACTTTGAATCTTCTTGTGAGATAGCATATAGAGTTGGACTAAAATCCATTCTTTCTTTGTATTCTTTACCCTCGTGGATACCACGAACAAGTAACTTACCTCTATGTTCAATAACGTTTTTATAAAAATTCATAATTTATTTTGTTAAGTATTTCCAACTGTATGGAAACTTCTCGTCACAGATTTTGTACATCTCATCTGCAACATCTCTAGTTTCTTTTTGTGTATCTAGTTTACATCTTAAATTACATACCCTAGAAAATGCGTATAATGTTCCTGACCAATACCATTCAGTCATCATTGATTGAGGTAATACCATACGTGCTTGTTCTGGCGCTACACCTTTTTGTAATAATGTATTGTAAAGTATAAGACAACTTTCCATGGTTGTTTCCATATTATGATTAATTGTTTGATCTAGTTCTATCTCACCATCACTGCCTTGTTTAGAGTTCTTTGGTCTACCTCTCCATGAATCTGGTTTATATAGTTCAGGTGGAAAGTCCACATAACGTCTGCTGACTTCATTCCAAGTCAATCCAATTTGATGTTTTACTAATTGTCTTGCAACAAAAATTGGTGCTTTAATTCTAAATTGTAAACTTGCGTGTGCGAAAGGTGACCAATGATTATGTTCTGCGAGATACTTAATAAGTTTTTCATCAGATATATCAAATGATTTTTTAGTCTTTGAATAACTTACTCTAGCAGCATTTACTACTGATAAGTCATTTCCCATTATATCTATCAATTCAATTTTTATCATAATTTAATTTGGTGGAGGATACAGGAATCGAACCTGCGACCTCCTGAATGCAAATCAGGCGCTCTCCCAACTGAGCTAATCCCCCAATGTACTTATAGTTTATGATTGTCCAACAGGTGTGCAACCAAACCATCGTGTTTTTTTTCTAATTGTATTTGACATGCTAATCTACTTTGCATACGATCATAGCCTTTTTCATATTCAATCAAATCTGTTTCTACTGAACCTTGATTAGGTTGACCTACTATATGTGTCCAGTTTCTATCTACTAGTACATGGCAAGTAGCACAAGCACAACAACCTGAACAATCTGCTGGTATCTCATCAATAGGATTAGTAGAGTAATCTCTAGCCGCCTCCATCAATGTCATACCTTCGTCAACCTGGACAGGAATAATTTCCTCTCCTCTAACAAAATTAACAGTTATCATTATAACTTAGGTACTGAGTTTTCTGTAATCAAACCAGGCGTATTCGCTGAAATGATTGTACTTGTATTTGATTGATATGATTTTAATAAATCATCTTTGGGTTCTGTCATAAAAACAATTTTGTCTTTATCAACTGTGATTGTATCACTCTTACCAAAAGCATTATACAAACTCATCATAAGTTGTATAGGTTTTCCTGGGGCTGATTGTTGAGGTATGATTACGAAAGGCTGTTTTAAACTAACGCCTTGGTCATTCTCACCTACCTTAGCGATTACATCTTCGCCGGTAGTCATTCTTAATATCTTCACTTCTTGCATAATATCTCCTATTTGTGTTTCATTATATCATAAGTT